TGAGCAACTGCTAAAGGCTGGCTCTGATGATTACGAAGTAACGAGCGAAGGAAGGAGCTTCAACTTTGCAGACTACCAAACTAAGGAAGAGGCTAAAATGCGAGAGGCTGAAGTGCTGAAGTACTGGTTCAGCGAGCTCGGTCCAGTTGAGTCAGCTATCCTTGAGATTCTTGAGAAAGAACCAAGCACTCCGTTCCTTGCAATTGCGAGAATCCTCAACCTATCAATTGAGAGGGTCATGCAATCGCTGCAAACTCTATCAGCAGCCAACGCTATCCTGATTGATATTGATGATGTGCTCGATGCTTCTCAGAGGGTGGTGAAGGTCACTCCTCAAGGTAAGAAGATCATTAAAGATGTGAAGCCAATGGAGGAGGTGTTCGAGCTTCGATATGTATACGGCTTGAGAGACAACGCTGGAACTAAGTTGGTAATTCCTACAACAAGAACATTCTGCAAAGAATTGTGTGAAGAGACTGCTGGAGTAGTCAAGTCAACTGAACGCCAAAAGGAAGGCCAGCTCGGAGGCAATAAGACCTGGAGCCTTGAGCAGATAATCAGTATGGGAGTGAAGGAGGACAGGAACGTATGGCAGCGAGGAGGTGGCTGGTGGGGCAAGAACTATCATTGCCGACACGAATGGAAGCAAGTCGTTGTAAAAGCTAAGAGATAAGATGGCGAACGTATTATTCATTTCAGAGTCATTTGTGAAGGACAACACTCTCCTCCACGAAAACATAGACTTCAAGTTTATTCGGCCTGTTATCATTCTCTGCCAAGACATTCACTTGCAGCCGAAGCTCGGGACTACTTTATATGACCAGCTCAAGACTCAGATCATTGGAGGCTCTCTGACAACGGAAAACACTACTCTGCTCAATGACTACATTCAGCCGATGCTCTTGTACTGGGTACAGGCTGAAGCTCCTTCTGCTATCTCTTACAAGTTCTTGAATAAAGGACTAATGCAGCAGAGCTCTGAGAATAGTGCTACGGCATCTCTTGACGAGATCAACTTCATATCTCAGAAGTACAAGGATAAGGCTGAGTGGTATACGGAGAGATTGGTCAACTTCCTACTTGAGAATGACTCAGACTATCCAGCATACCGAAATCCTGAGAGTGGACTCGATGTGATACAACCCGACACGAGAACCTATACTACCGGAATGTTCTTGGGGAATAGACCGAAGGTTATGAGCTTAGAAGATAAGTATGAGTATAAACGCAAGCATTAAGAATCAGCAGAAGCTGAAGAAGTATGTACACGCTAAACGAAATATTCAATCTGATCGAAACTCAGGCCAACGCTCATCTTCAGATCAAGCAGTACGGTCAGGGAGACGTGTGGGAGATACAACCGAAGGAGCTTGATTATCTCGTTCTTTGGGCAATCGAAGAGAGTGCATCAGTAACTGAGCGAACATTGACCTATAATATCCGACTGCTGGCAATGGACCGAGTACTTCCAGGAGAGGAGAACGAGGAGGAGGTGCTATCTGATACGCTTTCAATCCTCTTGGATTTCGTGGCCTACTTTCGCCAGCTTCACACGGAGGATGTAAGCATCCAAACGAGCGTTAGCTTCGACCCATTCACGGAACGATTCGATGATAAAGTAACAGGACATTCCTGTGTGCTATCCATCACTCAACCATACAATTACAATAAGTGCCAAATACCGACTTAAAATGACTGAATCTCAAAAACTACTTGGCTCACGAGGCTGCAAAGTTCTAACTGGAACTGGTGCTCACACGAGCCTTAGAGGATACGCTATAATTGTCCAGGAGGATACCGTGATCACAACCTTCGAGGTTGATGGTTCTGATGCTCTTGCGGCTTACGGACTTTCCGGAACTGCACTCAAGGCTGGAGCTTACATTATCGTGCCTACGGCTGACAATATCACGGCTATCACAATGAGCTCCGGAAGCGTTATTATATACAATCAATGATCTCAGTTCCGACAATAGGACTCGGAGTTGGTTCTGCTGCTCAGAGAAGTGCTGGAGGTGCTCCTGCCTTTGCTATTCAACGCTCTCTCCGCTTTGACGGGGTGAATGACTTAGCGTCTCAGGGTAGCTTGTCCACGGATGGATTCCAACCGTTGAACAATAAAGATTGGACTGTTACGTGGTGGGCTAAATCTGATGGCACTCGATACAAAGACCTTGGTACTATTATAGCTGTTGCTGTTACTAATAATTCGGGCAATGCGTTTATGTGGCTGAGGTTCAAGAATGACGGCACAAGTGATTCAACAATTAACGTCAGAACCAACGTCAAGAACTACACTTCGGGACATACCATAACTTCTGCAAAGTGCCAAGTTTGGCAGCATTACGCGGTAGTCGTAACGCAGAACTCAGTGACGGCTAAACAAGATATTGAGATATACGTGAACGGAGTTTCAGTTGATACAGGCAACGTTGACCAAAGTCTAAAAACCAACACTAACGTTGATGTTTGTTTAGGGTCGTCAAACAACACTACAGCACACCAAGCCTACAAAGGGTGGATTGCAGAAGTTGGGTGCTGGGAGACTGCTCTCAGCTCAGGAGATATTGCAGCAATTTACGGAGGTGGTTCGGGAGCAGACCTATCAACTATCGGAACGGTAAAAGGTTATTACAAACCACTATCTACGGATGGACCAACTACTGGAACGATTACAGATAGCAGCGGAAACCAAGACTGCACAATGAACGGCTTCGTGAGTCCTTACGGAGTAAATACAGATACACCATGACATTCAGAAGCACTCGACATAGCTGGGCATTTATAGCAGAGGTAGATTACAATCCGAGCACAATAACTCCTTCACACTACGAAGCGAACTCGGTAGTTCTGTCTGCAAGCGAGAGGCCGTTCAGATGTTTGGAATGGACAGGCGATCTACTTCCGGAACTGGAGGCTTGGGATGTTTTTCAAGATGCGCAGAGAGCGATAGAATTTTTAGAACAGAATTGAGATGGATGCGATACTTGAGGCGTTGGCGAGTTACGGGATTGCTGGGATATTCCTTGCAGTATTGGTCTACTATCTAAATAAGCTGACCGATATACACAGAGAGGAGCGGAAGGAGTGGTCTACTGCAAACAATGATCACGTTGATAAATTTGCGGAGGTGATCGGTGAGAACACGAAAGCATTGACTGAGATGCGCTCTGAGATTAGAGAGAATCGCTGCAAGGTCAAGTGATAAGTGGTGCTCTCTCTATCCGAGGAAGTGCGACTGTATAAACGGGAAATGTAATGGCGAAAAAAAGGACAAGCATCAGCCTCAAAAGGGCGGCAAGGATTATCAAAAAATATGAGGGTTTTATGCCTGAGCCTTATCTATGCCCTGGAGGAATACCGACCATAGGCTACGGATCTACTCGCTACGAGAATGGAGATGTAGTTGCTCTTGACGATTGCAATATTGACCGAGAAAGGGCGGAGGAGATTCTGCTATACTATATAAAGGAGGTAGCTTATCAGGTTCGCTCGGTTGTCAAGCACAAACTTGAGGACCATCAGGAGGCAGCTCTCATCTCGTTCACCTATAACTTAGGAATAGGCAACCTAAAAAGGAGCACTCTGCTCCAGCTTATTAATCGCGGTCCTGAGAATCAGAACATTCCAAACGAGTTCCGGAGATGGAACAAGGCTGGAGGAAAGGTGCTTGCTGGACTTACTGCGAGGCGAGAGGACGAAGCTAAATTGTGGAGCAATGCTTGAGAGATTACAGAAAATATGGAGGATGCAAGAAGCCTATACGGACTATCCGAAGGCCGCATCTGAGAACGCGAAAACTGCTATCAGATGGGCAGAAAAAAACGGTTGGGGATCTTGCGGAACTGCCGTGGGAAAAAAAAGAGCGAGCCAGCTCTCGAAGAAAGAGCCGATCAGTTTAGAAACAATTGAGAGAATGGCTGCCTTCATTCGCCACAAAAGGAACTCGAAGAGGAAACTCGGAGAAGGTTGTGGAAGATTGATGTGGTTAGCATGGGGCGGAGATGAAGGTATCGAGTGGGCAATCCGAAAGATCAAAAGCCTCAAGAGTGAATGAACTTGATTCCTCTGATTATTCGAGAGTACTGGCCTTTATTTGTGGCCTTCGTGGTCGGATTGCTTCTCGGTGCTCGTGGATGTGAAGCTCCAGCTCCTGAGACTATTACCATTGAGAAGCCTGTTCCGGAGGTTCAGATCGTAGACCGATGGAAAACCGACACGGTTAGGTATGTCTCTCGTGAGGTTTCAGTTCGTTTTGATACTATAACACTACAGAAGATAGAACGTGTTTTAGATACGTTGTTATTGATAGACACGGTTGGCATAGTAGAAACTTGGCTCTCGGAGCAGCTCAATTACGATACAACTGCGACATTCAAGGAGTCAGTGGTCCGAGTCTCCTGGAGTAACTATCAGAACAGGAGCGAGAACTTGCAGATCAGCTTGCAATCTCCAGCCGAAAGGATGAGGTTCGGAGTATATGCAAGGGGCGGAGTGATGACCAACTTCAAAGGAGTAACGAGTCCAGCTATCGGAGGTGGCCTGATGCTCTTCCGGAAGAGGCTTATCTTTGGAGTTGACTACGGATATAGTACAAACCATCAAATTACAGGAACATTAGGCTACCAATTATGACATATCACGAAAACGAAGGAGTGCGCGAAGAGATTGATAGATACTTGAAGAGGAATGCCAGCCGACAGGCCAATCTCGGAAAGAGCTCCACGAAGGAGGAGAGGCTTGATGCTGATAGAGCTTGGGAGTCTGACCTTCTCGAGATTGAGAAGTTAGATCCCGAGTTCGCCAAAGTAGTTCATGCCCAGACCGATTGACCATAGGCCACGTTTAAGCGGTCAGAGGCTGGCTGCTTTTAATAATCTCACGAGTCAGGAGAGGAGGATACTTGTGATAGGGGATCTTCACGAGCCTTTCGCTCTTCCGGAATACTTCGATCATTGCGTTGAGAGCTATCAGAAGTGGAACTGCACGAACGTTATCTTCATTGGTGACATCATCGACAACCACTACTCCAGTTATCATGAGACTGATGCAGATGGACTCTCAGGAGGTGACGAGTTGGAGCTTGCTATCAAGAAGCTGGAGAGATGGGTACAAACCTTCCCAGTTGCTGATGTAATTATCGGCAATCACGATAGAATGGTGGCAAGGAAAGCGTTCACAGGAGGGATTCCAAGAGCTTGGATAAAGTCATATAGTGAAGTGCTCAACGCTCCAGGATGGACATTCTCCGACCGAGTGGAATATGATGATGTTCAATATGTCCACGGTGAAGCAGGAACTGCTCGCACTAAGTGCAGAGCTGATATGCAAAGCACGGTTCAAGGCCATCTGCATACGCAATGCTATACTGAACACTATACAACGAACAGAGGAGTGATTTTTGGAACTCAAGTTGGTTGCGGAATAGATGCAGACCAGTACGCTTTCGCGTATGCCAAACGAGGCAAGAAGCCAGCTATTGCTTGCGCGGTAATTATCGGAGGTCATACCGTCATCAACTCAATCCTATGAGCGTACTGCTGACCATAATCTCAATCCTCCTGATAATTCTCTCAATCCTGATGCTCTGCTCGGTTGTTATGCTTGGCTTGCTTTACTGGAAGATCAGGCAGATGAGAGACGAGATGAATGTGATCTTCAATGCAAGCGTAAATTGCGAGGAGTTCCTTGCAGCTATGGCCTCAGATCGCGGCTCAATGTTCTCGGCTAACTAAAATTTTTCTCCCTGAGTATCAAGCACTTAGAAAAAAGTTTGCTTTAAGTATTGTCAGAATAACAAAAACATATATTTTTGGAGCTCATTACAAACACAAAGACATGGAAAATCAAGAAGTAGTAAAAGGTTGGAACAAGTTGGACAACTCAGAAAAGCTGGAAGTAATTGAACAAGGAATAGATTGCTGCTCAGTTTCAGAAGGCAGTCTATTCGTCAGAGTTTACAGAGATGGTAGTGTTTGCGCTTACATTCAAGCTAAGGCTGACAATCACTTGATGGCGGAGGCAGTTAGCCAAGATACATTGGCAACTCTATTTGATGCTGATCACGATTTCGAGGAGGAGGATGCGGAGGTAATTCTTAATTGGATGAACGAGCAGCTATGAAAATCGACATCAGAAGTTCAGAGTCAGTATTCATCACCATCAACGGAATCACATACTACATTGACGATTCAACTGGTGAGCAGATAGTGGAAGTTTACAAGGAAGAGAGCAAGCTCCTTAAGACTGCTCAACCAATAAAAGACTAACCTGGAGAGCCATCTCCGCAATTCTAAAACAATGGAAACAAAGTACTACACGAAAGCAGAATTTTTAAGCTATTTAGCAACCTTTCAAGATACGATGATGCAGCCGAATCGCATCTACTTTGCCCTGATATATACGGCACTTCAAGCCAAAGCAGAGACAAACATCGTTCTCAGGAGAGCAGACTTCCATCTATTATGCAAAGACCTTGAGCTCGAATCTTCAGAGCTTAACTTCATTGACATTGCTAACAAGGTCACACTTCAAAAATCCATAATCTGATGAACTACACGAACCACAACATCGAGCTTCCGGAAGGAGTAGAGCTCTATTACTTCGGCATAAAGCGAGAAGGCCACGGATCTTATCGGATAGTATACGAGATGACCATCAACGGAGAGAAGCATATCGGCTCTGAGCCAACCAATGACTCTCATTTATGGGATGACTGGGACGAGGAGCAGCCAGTTTGGTATGAGAACGCTGCACAATCTGCTTTTGATCTTATCTTCAATTTGTTATCTTAGCGAAATGGAAAAACATCAAGTTTTCAAGAGCGTACTTCAGATGCTGCCGAGTGGAGGAATCCAGGTGGTATCCGATAGGTCAGGATATCCGAGGAGTACCGTTGTCGATTGCCTGTCAAACTATCGCCCGAACAGGCGAATTGATGCAGATCGCATCTACCGAACTACTGCTCAGTTCCTAAGTGAACGAGGAATAAATTTCGAACCATTAAACCAATTAATTAACTAAGTCTATCATGGAAAAAAAGACAACCAAAGCAACTCTATGGAGTGCACTCTCGGACTTCCAGGAGGAATGTCCAGCGATCAACAAAGGAGCAAAAGGATACGGCTATAAGTATGCTGATCTTCCTTCAATTATGGAGGTGATTAATCCTCTGCTCAAAAAGCACAAGCTCGTTATTTCGCAGCCATTGGATGGCAGAGCAATAATGACCAAGCTGGTCCATATTCCGACAGGAGAGATTGAGTTCTCACGCATTGAGATTCCGGAAGGAGTCAGTCTGAAGGGAATGAACCAGTTTCAAGTTGATGGCTCTGCGATTACCTATTACAGAAGATACGCTCTGAGCTCTCTGCTCGGAATCGTAACTGATGATGATACTGATGCGGCTGGAAAGCAAGTGACTAAGCAGCCAACTATTGCGGTGAAGCGGAATATTACAAAGAACTCGAAGGCAGCATTCCAGCGATGCGTTGAGAGATATAAAGAGGGATGGGATCGAGATGAGATGGAGAAGTATGTGGGTATCTCAGACTCGGTTTGGAACGAGATTGTTGAAGCATCTAAAGCAGAGAACTGATGCAAATAAGATGCAGCTCACTTGGTCAGGTAATGACCAACTCAAGAAAGAAAGGAGAGCTATCCAAGACTGCTCAATCCTGTATAAAGCAGATGGCAAAGGAGGAGCTTCTCGGAGTCAAGAGAGTGCTCTCCAATAAGTATCTCGACAAGGGAATAATTATGGAAGATGCAGCCATTGACTTGGTTGCTGATAGGTATGAGCTTGATCCCTTTGCGGCAGTCAAGAATGAGGAGCACTTCTCAAATGACTATCTGACCGGAACTCCTGACCTTATCCTTGAGGACTCGGTCCGAGATATTAAGTGCTCGTGGGGAGTTGATACCTTTCCTCTGCTGGATGAGGACATTCCGAACAAGGACTACTATTGGCAATTGATGGGATATATGGCTCTGACAGGGAAGCGGAAAGCGTTCCTGGACTATTGCTTAGTTGATACTCCTGAGCACTTAATCCAGCGAGAGCTTGACTCAATGGCTTACCGAGTAGGAGAGTTATCGCTCGATGCAAAGCGAGAGGTCAGGCTGAATATGACCTTTGGACACGTTCCTATTGAGCATCGAGTTAAGACCTTCGAGATAGAGTGGTCCGAGGATGCTTGGGAGCAGATTCAGATAAGAATTACAGAGTGCAACGAATTTTATCACAAATTAATTAATAAGTAAAAAATGGAAGTTCAAGGAATAGTGGTATCATTTACCGATAAATCAGGAGTCAGCAAAGCTGGAAAGGAATACAAGAAAGCAGAGCTGGTCATCAGGAATAATGATGGCTATAATGACAAGGAGATTCACTACGCTTTTACTCTGTTCGGTAAGGCAATGGATAGCTTTAATCACAACGTAGGAGACAAGGTCGCGGTTATGTTTAACATCGAAAGCCGACAATGGAGAGATAGGTGGTTCACGGAGCTGGTTGCCTGGAAGGTCAATATGTTTGCAAGCTCATCCTCATCTCCAGCGTTAAGCGGAGATATGGCTAACCAGTTCAACGAGTCTCAGGATACTCCCTTCTAATGCTGACAGGATTCGAGAAGATAACGGAGGACTTAAACCAATACGAGGAGCACGAGGTTCTGCCATTAATAGTGGCTGGACTTCGCTCCAAGATTGGCAAGGATAAGGCCATCACAGGGACTGACATCTGCACGAAGATGAACGCTTCCGGAAGGCTCAAGGAGTACAAGCTCAATCCTGTAAAGCTCAGGAAGATCATCAGCGCAATCAGGATCCACAACTTCCTTCCGATGGTCTGCTCCAATTCACGAGGCTATTATGTGGCTGATACTGCTCAGGAGTTAGATGATTGCTTGCAGAGCCTCAGAGAGAGACTGAACCAGCAGCAGAGAGTAGTCGATGCTCTTGAGCAGCAAGGAAAGATCAACCAATTAAGGAAAGCGTTTCATGGCTAAGAAGAGAAGCCGTAGCAGAATTGTAAAGGAGCTGGACTCTGTATTCAGCAAGTTCATTCGACTAAGGGACTCGGATGGAGAGCTCTGCACTTGTTCTACTTGTGGAGTGACCAAGCCGATTAAGCAGATGCAAGCTGGACACTTTATGTCAAGATCTAAATACTCCACGAGATGGGATGAAGAAAATGTTCACGCTCAATGCGCTGGCTGCAATATGTGGAAGCAAGGCCAACAGTATCTGATGAGCATCCACATCGACCAAAAGTATTATCCTGGAAAGGCTGATGAGCTGCTCCGGAAGAGCAACCAAACAACGAAGTTCTCAGATGGAGAGCTGATTTTTATGATTGAACACTATAAAGAACTACTAAAATGACCGAGATATACGAGCAAGTATTGGAAAAGCACAACCTATTGCTTACCGATTTAGAGGAGGCGGTTATCCTCCACAAGCTGACAAAGATTGACATCAAGACAAAGGAGACAATCAGGCAAGTTGATGACCTGATAAAGTACTGGAGCAAGTACTACGGCATTGATCGAGAGACTGCCGAAGGAAGCTCAAGGCTTCAGCAAGTTAAAACATACAGATATATGGTATGGTGGAGCATCAGGAACAAGCTCGTTCCAAACAACTTCTCGCTGGATGCCATCGGAAGGATATTCAACAGGCATCACGCAACTGTTCTCCACGGACTCAAGGCAGTTGATAATTGGATCATGTACGATCAGGAGCTCAGACAGGACTTGATGAATGCACTTGTTGCCTTCGGGTTCAGAGCAGAGTGGAACGCTGGCAAGAAGCAACTCAACTTTCTAAAGAAAGGAGAACTCTATCAAGAATGAGGCACGGCTCACTTTTCTCAGGAATCGGAGGCTTTGACCTTGCTGCTGAATGGATGGGCTGGCAGAACGTTTTTCATTGCGAATGGAATGAGTTCGGTCAGAAGGTGCTCAAGCATCACTTCCCTCAAGCAGATAGTTATTCAGATATTACGCAAACAGATTTCAAAAAATATGCAGGATCAATTGAGATTATTTCCGGAGGCTTCCCATGCCAGCCATTCAGCCAAGCTGGAAAGCGGAAAGGAACAGATGATGAACGCTACTTGTGGCACGAAATGCTTCGAGCAGTTCAAGAGATTAAACCAGTCTATGTCATTGCAGAGAATGTCTATGGTATCCTCAGTATTGATGGCGGAATGGTCTTCGAGCAAGTGCACCTTGACCTGGAAGCTGAAGGGTACGAAGTTCAGACGTTCATACTTCCAGCTTGTGCCAAAAACGCTCCCCATCGAAGAGACAGATGCTGGTTTGTTGCCTACTCCAGACACGCAGAATCACAGAGACGGAACGAGTCTAAGAAAGGACAACAACTTAGAGAAGGGAGGAAGACACGGAATAAGTCTGCATCATCTCGCAGCGTATCAGATGCTACCGACTCCACAGAGCAGAGATTACAAAGGAGCTCAAGGTCAGAGCTACAAGGGAGAAGCTCACGATCTTCCAGGAGTAATAATGAAGGGAATGCTACCGACTCCGAGTGCCGGAAACGAGAAGAGCAACGGGAGTTTTCAGGAATGGGGCGGAAGCGGAAACAAAATGAGAGGAACGACTTTGGGCAGTTCCCGACTGAGTACCCGATTTGTTGCGGAGATGATGGGATTTCCTTCAGACTGGACGGAATTACCTTTCCTAAGTGGAGAAACGAGTCAATAAAAGCCTACGGGAACGCAATAGTTCCGCAAGTGGCTTATGAGATATTTAAGGCGATAGGGGCAGCCGAAAACCTTTCAGAGTAGGCAAATTTTTAATTCAACAAGTGATGACATATCACAACAATGAACCAATGGCAACGAGCCAAGTTTACACAACAAGCGATTACTCAACCTTCAAAACGCTGGACGGTAATCGAAACATTAACAAGCTCCATCTGAAGAGACTCAAGATGTCGATCAGGGATAGCTATCTGTTCACGGTCATAACGGTAAATGAAAACCACGAGATTATTGACGGCCAGCATAGGTTCACGGCAATCAAGGAGCTCGGTCTTCCTGTTAGGTATGTGGTCTGCCAAGGCTACGGACTGAACGAGATTCAGATTTTTAACCGGAACTCCAAGAACTGGAACGCTGATGACTATCTCGAAGGTTACTGCAATCTTGGAAACCGAGAATATCAGAAGTATAAGGAGTTCAAGGATCGCTACGGCTTCGGACATAACGAAACGATGTCAATGCTGACAGGATACAACTCAGGAAACGGTAAGGTGATTGACAAGTTCCGGAGAGGTAAGTTCCGAATCACTCACCTGAGAGAAGCAAGAGCCAAGGCTGATAAGATAAGTCTGTTCAAGGGACTCTATAAAGGGTACAAGAGAAGAGCTTTCATCTACGCTCTCCTGGAGTTGATGGACAAGGAGCAGTTCGAGTTCACGGAGTTCTTGCAGAAGGTCAAGCTCCAGCCTTCAGCTCTGACAGATTGCAAGGATAGAGATCAGTACATCTCACTAATTGAGGAGATATACAACTATAAGCGAAGGATGAAGGTCAATCTTCGATACTGATTGGCACAGAATCTTATCTTTGCTACTTACTATTGAGCACTTGACAACTGCTTATCTTAAACTCGAAGATTATGATAAGAATCTACATAGGGGTTAAAACAAACGAACGGCTACTTCGAGGGCAGTTCGGGAGGGATGCGTCAACATCAACCCCTTTCTTTTATCATGGCAAACAATAAGAAATCCTTTATCCTGTATTGCGATCAAAAAGGCACATGGGATAAGCTCGATGATGCACAAGCTGGAAGGCTAATTAAGCACATTCTGAGATACGTTAATGACGAGAATCCTACTGCTCCTGACTTTATTACGGAGCTGGCCTTCGAGCCAATCAAGCAATCTCTGAAGAGGGATCTAAAGAAGTGGGAAGGTAAACAGGAACAAAGGTCGGAAGCTGGCAAGCGTTCCGCTGAAGTTCGTAAACGAAACGCTCAACTTGCTAAAGGAAATTCAACGACCGTTAACGACCGTTCAATTTCGTCTACTGATAGTGTTAATGGTAGTGTAAGTGATAGTGTTAATGATAATGTAAATGATAAAATAGATATATCTATACATCCTCTCCTTCAATGGATTGAAGAGAATACTCCAAGAGTCCAGCAGTTACGAGAGCCAATGACTGAGAAGGAGGCTGAGAGGTTGATGAGCCAGTTTGAACTGGACTACATCAAGGAAGTGCTCTCACGGATGCACAACTATAAACAACTAACTTCAAAGGTCGTAAGCGCAAACCTTACCTTCCGAAATTGGGCAAGAAAGGACTCAGAAAACCAAAGCAATGGAAAACAGACAAGAGCAGATCAGGCACTCGCAAACATCGCCAGCGGAAGCAATGAAGCACTCAACCAAGTTGAGGGACTCGGCAGCTTCTGAGATAGCAAACCAACTCGATAAGGTGAGCGCATACATTGACTCTCCTCCTCTGACTCAGGTGCAGAAGGTCAGCGTTATTGACTTCCTGATCTCTGAGTTCGGAAGCGTTCCAGTTGAGGAGCTCGGCAAGGCGGTTAAGATGGTGCTGGCTGAGAAGTTGGAAACGAGCAAGGATGTCGCGTATATCTCGAAGCAATCGGTCGGATGGTGGGGGACTATTCTCTCAGCTTGGGTTAAGCACAAGAGGACTATCAAGGCACGGCCTGAGCCTGTCGATCTGAGCAAGCCGAGGCTGGAGCAGTTTACAGGAGTAGATGGAAAGGATAGGGTGTATTACGAGAAGCTGGAGGAGTGGTATCGGGAGCACGGATGTCTTCCGGAATATGGATGGCCGTACAACTTCGCGAGGAGATATGCAACCGATCAAGGTATCCTCCAGGTTACGGCTAAAGACGAGGAGGAGGTCAAGGCGATAGCACGAACATACTTGAGAGGACTTCCTTCAATGGCTCGGACTACTCAGAAGAGGGTACTCGAGCAAAAGCATCTCGATTACGCAGTTATGGCAATTCACTTCAAGAGACTAACCAAAACCAAATAAGATGATACCAAAGGACGAAGCAGCTCTCATGCTTAGAGCAATTGAGCAGACCAATTACAAGTACCAAGATGAGGACGAGGCTTGGAAGATGCAGCAGATAAAGCTCAAGCTGATGAACGTGCATCCTGAGCAGATGGAAGCAGTCAGGAGAGGACAAAAGGTAAAAGCTCTCATCAATCTCCTGTTGATAACTTTCATATCTCTTGCGTTGGCTGGCTGCATTGGTATTGCTCTCTTTGTTATGTGAAGGATCAGGCAATACTTGACCTACTTGCAGACGAGAGTCTTCAGAACTTAGCTAACAAGATAGCTGGAGATCATGCTGGAGACTTGATACAGGAAGTGGCACTCCTCCTCCTGGAGATGGAAGATGAGAAGTGGAAGGAGATAAATGAGGGCGGATATCTACGTTGGTATGTCATAAGGACAATGCTCAATATGGCAACCAGCGCAAGGTCTACATTTGCAAGAAAGTTCGGACTGCATCAGTACAGACCTGAGCTCAGAGATGTTCCGGAAGAGGATGGATACGACCAAGAGAAGGAGGATGACATTGCTCTGCTGGAGCAGATACTCGAAGGCTATCATTGGTACAATCGCGATCTTCTGCTACTTTATCTTGAAGAGGGTTCATATCGAAAGGTCGAGAAGGCAACCGGAATCCCATTCAAGAGCGTAGGCAATACCGTAAAAAAGACAATTGAATCACTTAGATCAGACTATTATGACCATACTATTGAACGCATTATCCGCAGCAGCGGCCTCCCTTTTATTCGTGGAGGTTCTGATGATTGACTTGAAGATCAAGGCTCTGCTCGGACTTCCGGAAAGCTTTGGATTGAAGCCGTTGGATTGTCCGCTTTGCTTATCTTTTTGGACAGGACTCATACTCGGACTCTGCACGGGAGGTATGCTGGCTGGATTTCAAACGGCCTGTATCGCGGTCCTTTGCGAGCGCATCATTTACAAGCAGAACTGGTTATGACAAAGCAGCAGATTCGGAAGTTCATCAAGGAGAAGCGAGAGGAGCTGGAGCGAATGGCCGAGAGTAGATTCTCAGGCCGAATAACGAGAGAGGAGCAGAAGAGATATGTGGAGGCTTATCAGGCCATCGGAAACAAGTCCAGCGTATGCTTCACTTGCGGAAGGTCTGCTCAGTTGATGGCTGCTCAGTTGCTCAGATGGAACGAGGACAACCAACCAAAGAAGCGAAAATGAGCGAGTGGAAGTATGGCATCTATACGACCTACAACTTGCACGATGGGAAGTGGTATGCGTTCAGCAGAGAAGACTCAACGAAGTACTGGAACGGAGAGCCATGTCTTAAGGGGTCAGGTAGTTCGGCTAATCAAGCGTTACTCGATTACAATGCAAAGCGAAATAAGAAAGCTCAAGGAGATCAGGAACAATCCTGAGAATCCGAGGTATATCAGGGACGAGAAGTTTGAGGAGCTGGTCAAGTCTCTCAAGGACTTTCCGGAGATGATCGGAGCACGGCCTCTCGTGGTCAACCAAAGGATGGAGGCTCTTGGAGGTAATATGAGGCTCAAGGCAATGATTGAGGCTGGCTGGACTGAATGCCCTGTTATTCAAGTGGATTGGTCAGAGGAGAAGCAGAGAGAGTTTATCATCAAGGACAATCTTGGATATGGTGAGTGGGATTGGGATATGCTTGCGAATACTTGGGATAGTCTTCAGCTTGAGGAGTGGGGAATGGATACTCCTATGAATTGGGGGCAAGAGGAAGAGGAGGAAGTTGAATCACAAACGAAGGAGAGCATCATCTGCGAAGTATGCGGTAAAACAACGGTTTAACAATGAACGAAGGAGGAACACCTGAGAACCTTAAGCCATTCCCAAAAGGAGTGAGCGGCAATCCAGCCGGAAGACCAAAGAAGATAGAAACGGTCATCAAGGAGCACTTCCTGGAAGAGCATAATCTGAAGCTCACGAAAACGCAGAGTCAGGACATCATCAAGAACATCCTCGGAAAGACTCGGAAGGAGTTGGTCGAGATGGCTCAGAATGAGGAGCTTCCTTTTTGGATTGCTCTGATAGCCAAGAAAGCGCAGAGGGACTTCGAGAAGGGTTCAATTCACATCTTGGATGTTCTCTTCGATAGAGTCTATGGAAAGCCGAAGGAGGAGGTTGAGCAGACGATCAACGATGGAGCTCCTTCAGAGTTCAGAATTACTATTAATGATCCACGAGCAAAAGATAGTTGACCTTGAATGTACTGGAGTATTCCGTGAAGTATGGAACGGCCTTAATGATAAACGAACGAGGGGAGTTGTGTGTGAAGGAGGCTCGCGTTCCTCGAAAACGTGGAGTATATGTCAGGCACTTCTCACGCTTGGGCATCAGCAAAAGGCGCGTATTATCATTGCAAGATTCCGAAGGACTTGGATCAAGCCAACGGTGCTCGACACGTTTATCAAGGTTTGCAAGTCGCTGGACTTATGGGAGGAGGAAAGGTTCAACAAGACGGAACTGATCTATTCGCTCAATGGCTCAACGTATGAATTTTACGGGCTGGATGATAGTCAGAAATTACATGGGATTGAGGCTGGATATTTCTGGCTCAATGAGGCGATAGAAACGAGTCGAGATGACTTCGACCAATTAGAGCAGAGATGTACGGGCAAGTGGTTGCTTGATTACAATCCGAGCACGGATGAACATTGGATATTTGACTCGGTGCTTCGGAGGGATGATGTAAAGTATATCCACTCCACGCAGCTTGACAATCCATATCTTCCGGAACATATCAGAGCCAAGATTCTCAGCTACGAACCAACGGCTCAGAACATCCAGCTCGGAACTGCTGATGACTTCAAGTGGAAGGTGTACGGACTCGGACAACGCTCCAGGAGAGAAGGAGCAATTTACACTAATTGGAAGGAGGCTGATGAGTGGCCGACAGGCTGGAAGTGGAGATGCTTCGGAATGGACTTCGGCTTTACGCATGATCCAACGGCTCTCGTGGAGGTGGTATATAACGGAGGGAAGTTGTGGGTTCGGGAGCTGATCTATGAGACAGGACTGACCAATGCAGACATTGCCAAGAAGTGCGGCCTTCAGAGGAGTGATGAGATAGTAGCGGACTCGGCAGAGCCTAAGTCAATCGAGGAGCTGAGAAGGTTCGGCTTCCGTATCCGAGGAGTAAAGAAGGGAACTGACTCAGTAAGGTCAGGAATCGACAAGCTGAAGAGCGTTCAGATAATGGTCCACAAGGACTCGCTGAATGTCATTAGAGAACTCAAGGCATACTCCTGGAAGAGAGATCATCGAACCAATCAAGCCATTAACGTTCCGGAAGATGACAACAATCACGCGCTCGATGCCTTGCGCTACGTAGCAATGGAGAAGATGAATGTCAACGCTGGTAAGTATACGATAAGATGATAGAACTAATACAAGGCGATTGCTTAACTGAAATGCAGAAGATTCAAAGCGGCTCAGTCGATGCTATAATAACAGACCCACCGTATGGCACAACTGCGTGTAAATGGGATTCAGTTATTCCATTTGAGCCAATGTGGGAGCAGTTAAATAGAGTTATAAAACCAAACGGTGCAATAGTTTTATTCGGTTCAGAACCATTCAGTAGTGCCCTGAGAATGAGTAATATTAAGAATTATAAGTATGATTGGAAGTGGTTAAAATCAAGAACAACAGGATTTCAAATGGCAAGAAAAAGACCAATGAAAGACTATGAAGATATATTGGTATTTTATAGCAAACAGCCTACTTATTTTAATACAGGTTTAGTAAAACTTGACAAGCCCATAAATTCTTGGAGGAAAAACGGAAAAGGGGGCAATGGATTAAACGAGGTTAAAACACAAAAGAACAGAAAGCAAGAATACACTAATTTCAATAGGCAAACTTTAAAATTTAACAATGAGCACAATGTCGGGAAAAATGTTCACCCAACCCAAAAACCAGTAGCACTTATGGAGTATCTAATAAAAACATACACAAATGAAAATGAGTTAGTTTTAGACTTTACTATGGGTAGTGGTACTACTGGAGTTGCTTGCAAGAACTTGAACCGTTCGTTTATTGGAATCGAGCAAGACCCGGAATATTTCAAGATTGCTCAGGAGCGAATAAACAAGCTCGACCTTTTCAGTTAGGCTACAAAAACGAAATTAATCTACTTACATACAGATGAAGATTGAACTACCGAAGGATTGGACTCAGGTCACGCTTAAGCAGTTCCAAGCTATTCAAGCTATGCTGAAGGATGAGGAGGCTGATGTCTACCAAAAGAACACGGAGATTATCTCGGTACTGAGTGGAATGGACTTGGCGGATGTCGAGCAGTTATCTCTCAAGAGTTACGCGAATATTATGACGGTGCTGGACTTTATCTCTGAGCCAATGGAGAACAAGCTCACAAGGAAGTTCACTCTGAACGGCAAGAAGTACCGAATCTTGACTGATGTCTATAAACTCAACGGAGGCCAGTACATTACTCTCCAGCATCTGCTTGGCAATCCTGAGAAGGTGATGGACAATCTTCACCATATCATGGCAGTATTCGCGATCCCTTACGAGCGCAAATGGTACGGATGGAAGAGAGGGAAGTACGATGCAAAGAAGCATGAGGAGGTAGCTCAGGAGATGCTTGACTGTCCGATCAGTATAGTTCAGCCTTTATCATCTTTTTTTTTCATCAGTTGGCAGAGATACGCA